ATCCTTCCTTCGCTGATGTCGATGGACCTTGCGACTCCCAGGCTCCCCGCCAGGTGTGCGCTCCTCGCAATGCTCTTCCTGAGACCACTCTTTACGTGCCTCTTCAGTTCTGGTATTGCACCAACCCCGGACTTGCTCTTCCCCTTATTGCCCTTCAATACCACGAGGTCAAGATTAACCTTGACATCCGCCCTATTGATGAGTGCTTGTGGGCTGTGACCACCCTCAACTGCGCTGTTGATGGTGTCCAGGCCGCCCCTGGCAAGCCCATGCCTGCTTCTATCGCCTACAACCAGTCCTTGGTTGCTGCTTCGCTCTATGTTGATTATGTCTTCCTTGACACCGACGAGCGTCGCCGTATGGCCCAGAACCCCCACGAGTATCTTATTACTCAACTTCAATTCACTGGAGACGAATCTGTCGGTTCCTCCTCCAACAAGATCAAGCTCAACTTCAACCACCCCGTGAAGGAGCTTGTGTGGGTTGTGCAGCCTGATCAGAACGTTGATTACTGCTCTTCCCTTGTCTGTGATGCTCTTCTTTTCAAGGTGCTCGGTGCTCAGCCTTTCAACTACACCGATGCCATTGATGCTCTCCCCAACGCTGTCCATGCCTTCGGAGGACCTGAGGCTCTCGCTAAGGCTGAGGGAACTGGCTCTCTCATTGGACAACACGCCTTCATCGACGCTGAGGGACTCTTCGAGTCTGCTGGTGCCATGGATGCCCGCATCCCTGACGGATGGACTGGATACTGGCACGGACCTGGAAACCCCTACAGCCAACCCGGACTTGGAGGACCTACTCTTACCACCGACACAGTCACTGGTGTTACCACCGCTGGACAAGGAAACTCTCTTGAGAACTCCTCTGTGTCTGATGCTGGAACCTTTGTGCTTACCGAGACCTCCTTGGACATGCACTGCTGGGGACAGAACCCTGTGGTCACCGCCAAGCTTCAGCTTAACGGACAGGACCGCTTCTCTGAGCGTGAGGGAACCTACTTCGACCAGGTTCAGCCCTTCCAGGCCCACACTCGCCACCCCGACACTGGAATCAACGTGTATTCCTTCGCTCTTCGCCCCGAGGAGCACCAGCCCACTGGCACCTGCAACTTCTCCCGTATCGACAACGCTACCCTTCAGCTTGTGCTCTCCAACGCCACTGTTGAGGGAACCAAGACCGCTAAGGTCCGTGTCTATGCCACCAACTACAACGTGCTCCGTATCATGAGCGGCATGGGAGGTCTTGCCTACTCCAACTAAGCATTTTAACTTTACTCTTACTCGTAAAAATATGTTTTGTTGTGTGATCCGTTTTTCAATCTATATTAAATAAATTAGTATCATAGTAACCTAATCATCAGGTTACTATGGTATCACCTTGGTAATAATACATTATAATAATTTTATATCAGTTTATATTAGTATGGCAGCTCCGATCTATTCTATGATATTTACCCATGATGGAAGAATGAGATGTATGGTAAGAAAACTTTTGCAAGAACACTACAATAAAGACAAGTATGTTGAATTATCCAGTAATGTTAAATTACCATATGGAGTAAAAATAAAAAGTAGACGCGCTCTAGAACCGATTACTGAAGAAAATGAAGAGAGAACAATCTCAACTGATTCTGTCGCTAGTAGCAACTTTGTATCAGCACGAGGAAGTGAAGCAGATTTTAGTGATAGTGATGATGAATCACCTGTATCCTATAGTGAACATCAAGGACTATTGAAATCAAGTAAACTAAGAAAAAATCGTCCAATATTCATAGGAGGTTCTGATGATATTGAAATAGAGCGATTTATGAACTGCAGTATTCTTGAAGTTACAATAAATATGGATACCATAACACTAAATCTAATTTATAGTGGGAATCTAGCAGAAAAAAAACCAGAACGCGTCTATTTTGTTACTCAACCAGATTATGAAGAAATTAAAAACAAATCACCACAAGAGCTGGGATATAAACCAACGCCATTTTTTGAGATTTCTGTGAAAAACAATTTTTACCCTCTTAATGGAAAAGACAAGTTTGTATTCTATATAGTAAGACATGGACAGGGCACACACAATGTAAAAAAATCTATGGAAAAAGATACATCATTGACAGGACCAGGAACAGGACAAGCTTATGCAGCAGGGGATTATTTCCGAAAATACATTAGTTATGGTTATGCAAAGATGCCTCAGTTTTTGTTTATTTCCGACCTTAAACGAACTAGACAGACACTTGAAAATTTTTTAAGTGGCACAAAGACTAAGATTAGAGCACCAATAGCTGTTTTGCCGTGTTCTCATGAATTAATATATAAGAAAGATGGAAATTGTGACGGAGCGCAAGGTATTACTGCGCCTGAAAATACCACCTCATATAGTGGTGCCGAACATGAGAAATTTGATACTGCGAATGTTAATTATTCAAGTAATGATAGAAGTTCATCTTCTCCCTTGGTTCAAGGCATGTATATAGAATGGGGACCTTACAAAAAATTTTATGGAACTGGAAAACGAGGAATGATATGCACAAGAATGAATTGTGGAACACAACATTGTCGAAAAACTGATATGATAAAAGAAGCAATAGAGATGATAAAAACAAGCAAATCATCAGCTTCACCTGAACAATTCAGATTTAAAGAATATGGAGGAGGAAGAAAAACACGTAAAAAAAGAAAAACTAAAAAAAACCTAAGACGCAAAAAACAAACGAAAAGAAAAAAATACACAAAAAAGAGAGAACATTCTAAAAAATTAAAAACAAGAAAACATAAAAAAAATGGAAAAAGAAAAACTATTAAATCGAAAAGAGGGGGAAGTAACAAGAGACGAAGGGTTGGTGATGTTCCCTATGGAGAAATAGAGAACGAAGAAATGGAAATAGGTAATCTAGAAAGTATTGATAGCTATGAAGGCTACGAAGGAGAATCCGATGATAATAGTATGAATCAAGAAATGGGAGAACCCGATATTAACTCGGTAAAAATATACCAGGAGAGTGAAGACGACAATATTTCTCCAAATTCAAGTGAATTTACTCAATATTTGAGAAGTAAAGGTCTTGATGATGGTGATATTTTTGAATATGAAGATTATGATAAGGGTTTTGCAGTATTAGCTGGTGATAAGATGATTCCTGTTGGTCCAAATTCTGATACTTATAATAATTTTATGTTTGATAAAGAAGCAACACAATACACAAACAATTTCTTTGAAAAATATAAAAAACTTTTAGAACGCTCAGATAGACATGGGGGTTCTTTTGATTTACGCTCTGATGACAATTTTATAGTAAAACATATGGGAAATGTTCCAAATGTCAGAAGTGTAGTTGATATAGATGATGATGATGATGAGGAAGAAGGTATTATTTCTATCCGTCAATATTCTATAAATGAAAGTAATGAACTTGATAATCAACTTGTGAGAAGAAAAACAATACAAGGAGATTTGCGAAGTATTTTAAACGGAAGAGAAGGTGTTATTGACATGTTTTAATAATTTCTAGATTATGATTGAATACTATTTAAATATTCCTCATTGTTTAAATTAATGAGGAATATACCTATCATATTATTTTTAACGCTATGCTTGTCTTTAATAAATGTATTTTATGTTCACAATTTCCATTTTCCTATTGATAAAATTACAGAAAATACAAATTATTTAACTAAATATATTCAATTTCGACTTTCATCCCCAGACGATACATCATTTAATCACAATTTTTGTGAATCAAAGTTAAATGGAAATAAAGGTCCTGAATATTGGAACGCTTATTCTTCGCTGATTATTTCTGTAGTTCCCTTTCTTCTAGGTTTTCCCAAATATCCCTTATTATACAATGTAGCTTGTATGTTATCCGTAAATGGAATTGCAAGTTATCATTATCATTATTATCTTTCGTGGACAGGAAAACAAGGTGACGAAATATCGATGATTTTGGCAAATTACTTTGGAATGTGGGGATTAATTAATATGTATTATCACAAATCAGAAGGACGTAATAGTTTAAATAGATACAACACTGCATTTATGTATTTATTTCTGGTGGCGAATACTTTACTTGAAAACGACGCATTATTTCCCTCGATATTTGGTGTGTATGTTGGTGGGTCTTTGATTATGATTTATAAGGTTGGGAAAAAGTATCAAATGCAATATTTTCATCATTTAGTTATTTCTTTTATTGGTGCTAGTGGTTGGATAATTGCGGAGCATTTTTGTAATGAATATACAATGTATGGTCATCCCCTTTGGCATTTACTTTTTCCTCTTGGATTTTATAGATTACTTCTTGATTTTGATAAAATAAAATGTCCTTCTAATTCTGTTCGAGTAAGAACATTGTCAAATATACCTGAAGATAAACACGAGGTTTGATTATTAAAAGAAATTAAATAATATAAAAATATCTTATTATTCTATAAAACTACTAGGATGGCCTCTAATCCACTTGGTCCTAGTAATCGAGCACTAACAAAAGTAGTGATTAAGTCAAGCGCTACAAATGTACCTAGTGTGATCAACTCTTATTCTGGTAATACGAGAAAGCCTTATAGAGATACTGACGATTGGAAACTTGGTAATTTAGTATTTATCGAATCTAATAATTTGGGTGGAACTCGCATTAATCCTATGAATTTTCCAGACTCTTCACAAATATTTGCGGATCATACTAATAAGATCTATTCAGTAAATTTTGATAATGGTTTTTCACTCTCAGCGACCACACACGAAACACTATCGGACAATGGCAGTCATCCTGGTAATCTTATATTGGGTAGAAGAATGGACGAGAATGGCAACTCCACTATCGGATTGAATAACGGCACGATCTATGATGGCAACACAAACTTCGACATTAGAATATTTGTAGATAGAGCCACTGAATTTACAATAACATTACCACCAGGGACATACATAAATGCAATAATGTATAGGCCCTCAGGTATCGGACAAACCTACCATAACTACTATATTCAGTTTGATTTTTATTTCGATAATGAAAGCACTCCATCATCAACATATGATTTAGTAGCTCCGTTAGGACCAGACTTTAATACAAACGCTCAGGAGTATGATGATACAACTGGTGATGAAGATACACTTTTAAT